CCTGTAAAGCCTTACGAGATCTGGATCGAGACAGTCGAAGAGATTACGAGTAAGAAGTCAGACCCAAAAGCTGGCCCGTCGGAAGCTTAAATCGGATCTTGATAGAAGTCGCAATAGCGACCCGAATCCCGATGAGCGAATGGCAGACGACGGAAGACTTACTCACAGCTATAGAGATCTTGGAGAGACAGAATGGCAAGTAAGAAGGGCGTCTACTCGATAGAAGTCGAGCCAGCCGCGCTTAAAAACTTGATTCAGACCCTTAATCTTCTTGATAAAGAAACACAGAACGAGATTCGCGACGCAGCTCTGCCACTGTCTAAGCGACTAGCTGGTCAATTAATGATGAGCGCGCAAGGTGCGCCAGCTCCGCAGACTAAGCTCGTAGCTTCGACGATTACAGCTAAGCGCGATCGTCTTATTCGCGTAGACATCGGCGGCCCTAAGAAGGTGGGTCGCAAGTACGGCGGAGAAGCTTCTAAGAGCGGTAAAGGGTCTAGGGTTCGCCAGAATGCAGCTCCAGCGGGTGCGCTTCTATGGGGAACGGAATACGGCGGCGGGCGCGGTACGGACTCGCTAGGACGCGCTTACACAGACAGATTCAAGGCCCCGCGCAATAGTCGCGGCTACTGGATCGCTCCAGCTGTTGACTATTACACGCCTATAGTCGCAAAAGAATACATAGATCTTATTCAGGGCGTAATTAAGAAAGTAGGTCTTAACTAATGGCTGGCATTCCTAAAGTTAAGATAACTTTCGACGCAGACTTCGACGAATTAAAGAAGGGCGTTAAAGGCGCACAAACCGAAGTCGAAGGATTTTCAGACAAGATAGGCAAGTTCGGAAAGGTAGCCGCCGCAGCTTTCGCAGCTGCAACAGTGGCAGCCGCCGCCTACGCTGGAAAACTTCTTATCGACGGAGTTAAGTCTGCTATTGAAGACGAAGCAGCTCAGGCTAAACTCGCGACGACATTACAGAACGTAACGGGTGCAACAGACGCCCAGATTAAATCTATAGAAGAACAGATAACTAAGACGTCTCTTCTTACAGGATTAACGGACGACGAGCTGCGTCCATCGCTAGATCGGTTAATTCGCGCGACTAAGGATTCTCAGAAAGCCCAAGAACTTCAAGCTGTCGCCATAGATGTCGCGGCTGGAAGTGGTAAGTCGCTTGAAGCAGTCACGAACGCCATGGCCAAGGCCGCGGAAGGTAATACGGCAGCTCTAGGTAAGCTAGGCGTAGGACTATCTTCTGCTCAATTAAAGACTATGTCGATGGAGCAGATTACGGCTTCACTAGCTGCAACTTTCGAGGGACAAGCTTCTAAGCAAGCCGACACATTCGCGGGAAAGATGGCACGACTTAACGTCGCATTCGATGAAGCGAAAGAGACTGTAGGTTCTTACGTTCTCGACGCGATTACTCCCTTAATCTCTAGCTTCGTAGATAAGGGAATCCCAGCTATTCAGAACTTAGCTTCTGGATTATCCGTAACGCTAGGGCCAGCGTTTACGGCTATCTTTAAGGTCGTTCGCGATGATCTTCTTCCTATAGTTAAATCATTCTTTGACTTCTTCGCAAACGAGTTAATCCCAGCCCTAGGCGCAATCTTCGGTCCAGCTCTTAAAGGTCTTGGAGCTGCTTTTACTACAATTAAGAACGCGGTCTCGGCTAACTCGGACGAACTCGCTCCGCTTCTGGCACTCTTTAAGGCTATCTGGACTTTTACAAAAGATAATCTCGCTCCGCTTCTTGGTGGAGCGTTTAAGCTTGCACTAGAAGGAATCGGCTTAATCGTCGGCGGACTTGTTACAGCATTCTCTAAGTTCGTGTCTCTATTGACTTCAATTTACAATGGTGCGAAGAAAGTTATAGATCTCATTAAAGATAATCCAATTACTAACCTATTCGATGATAATAGTAAAGGATTAAGAGCCAGCGTCTCAGTCGAGCCAACTGGCGGCGGTGGTGGTGGTGGCTTCGATACTGGCGGCGGATTTACTCCGAGCGCAGGATCTCCTACGTTTACGGGTGCGCCTATCTCGGCTTATTCTCCAGCTATGCAAGCTGCAATCCTACGCCGCGAAGAATTAAAGGCGGAGACAGCCAGACTCCGAGCAGAGCGCGAATCTAATGCGGCAGCTAGAGCTAACCTAACCGTTAACATGGGCGTGGTCGGAGATCCAGAATCGGCAGCTCGAACAGTTATCGACCTACTTAACAAGTCCCAAGCTCGCGGAACTGGCGGAGCTGGGCTTCTAGTTCTATGACCTTATGGACTCCAGTCTGGAGCGTTCTAATCGACGGAGTCGAGTATAAGAACATAACTCTAGCTAATCTCACTATAGAATCTGGTCGACGTGACATCTATCAGCAAGCGGTAGCGGGTTATTGTAATTTATCTATTCTCAACATCGACGACCAAGCTATTACTGTAGACATTAACTCGGGAATAACCGTCTACGTCCAAAACTCGGCAGCTACGCCAGTGGCTATCTTTGGCGGCAGTGTTACCGACATCGTAACAACTATTGAGCGTTCTGGAACTGGCGGTCTAGTTCAGAGCGTTAATCTCACTGCTTTAGGCGCACTTTCACGTCTTCCAAAAGTATTAACAGAAGGCGTCTTATCTAAGGACTTCGACGGTAATCAGATTCTAGACGTACTAGATGGGATTCTTTACGGAGCATGGAATGAAGTTCCAGCGGCTCTTACGTGGGCTACTTATGACGCGACTACGACATGGGCTAACGCGGAGAATAGCGGAGTCGGTGAGATAGACACTCCAGGAAATTACGAACTAGCTGCAAGATCTAGCAGCGTGACAGACGCTTATTCTCTAGTGGCAGCTTTAGCTACTTCTGGACTTGGTTACATCTACGAAGATAGTCAGGGCCGAATCGGTTACGCCGATTCCACTCACCGAGGCCAGTATCTATCCGCGAATGGCTACGTAGACCTTTCGGCTAACGAAGCTTATTCTGGCGGTCTACAGAGTTCGACCCGTTCGGGCGACGTTCGCAACGTAGTAACGATTACGTATAAGAACGGCCAGCAAGTCACAGACGACGAACCAGCTTCTATCTCTACTTACGGATCTCTAGCTCAGAACATCACTACATCGTTAGAGACGACTTTAGACGCTACTAATCAAGCCGCGTTTTATCTAGCCTTACGCGCCTATCCACGCGCTAACTTTGACTCGATTAGATTCCCACTGGGTAGTCCTAACGTAAGCGATTCAGATCGAGATTCTCTTATCAACTGCTTCATGGGAATGCCAGTAAACGTAACCGACCTACCCGCGAACATGGGTCTAAACTTTCAGGGATTCGTAGAAGGCTGGCGATTCTCGGCTGGCTATAATTCTCTAGCTATAGATCTTTACCTTACGCCTATCGCTTACTCGCTCGACGCGTTCCGCTGGAATGACGTGCCAGCTTCCGAGACTTGGAATACTGTTAGCCCTACACTTACATGGTTAGAAGCGACAGTAGTCGCATAAAGGAGAAATAAATGGCAACTACGACGCCTAATTATGGCTGGACTGTTCCTACTTCGACCGACTTGGTTAAAGATGGAGCTACAGCTATCGAAACTTTAGGAGATTCTGTAGACACAACGATGAAAGCCTTAAATCCCTTAACAACTTTGGGAGATATTGCTTATGCTTCGGCAACGGCCAACACAAACACACGTCGAGCAATAGGAACGACTGGCCAAGTTCTTACGGTTGCGGGTGGTGTTCCAACGTGGGCGACGCCAGCTGCTGGCGGAAAACTTTTACAGGTTGTAAGTGCAACGAATACAACTTCTAAAAACATAACATCGTCTACATATACAGACACAAACTTAACGGCGACAATTACGCCAACCTTAAACACTAGTAAAATCTTGGTATTGATTACGCAACAGTTCACACTCTATCAATCCGCTACTAATGCGAGTGTCTATGGATCAATTCAGATTCTCCGTGATGCAACTGCGGTCTATACAAACAGTATTGAAGCACTCGCATCGAATCCCGTGTCGGCTGGACAGACTGCAATAAATTACAGCGGAATAGTCTCAGCCAACTATCTGGATTCGCCAGCTACAACTTCTGCAACTACTTACAAAACACAAGCTAATCGCCAAACTGCAGGATATATAAATCTCCAGACAGATTCTTCAATGTCCACTATTATTCTTATGGAAATCGGTGCGTGATGAAAAGCTATTTATCTTTAGCAATTTCTAAATTATGTCCGTCGGCTCAATTTTCATTCGACGACGACGATTATGCGACTATTGTGTGGAATAAATTAGATCAAAAAGCACCAACAAACACGGAAATTGACGCAGCAATTAAAGAAATTAAAGCAGAAGAAATTAAAGCAGAAGCAGATAAAGCAGCTGCTAAAGAAGCAGCCCAAGCTAAGTTAAGCGCGCTAGGTTTAACTAGCGAAGACCTAAAAGCTCTAGGCTTATGATTTACCCAATCGGAACAGCTGCGGCAGTCGTAGAAGTGGCACTGGCCGAAGTCGGTACAGTCGAAGAAGGCGATAACTTAACAAAGTACGGAAAGTTTACTAAGGCCGACGGTCTTCCATGGTGCGGATCGTTCGTTAATTGGTGCTTCCATGAAGCGGGCGTAAAGCTTCCGTCGATGGTCGGAACAGCTGCGGGAGCGCATAAGCTTAAAGAAGTAAGCCGATGGGTAGAGACAGAGCCGAAGATAGGCGATCTCGCGTTTATGGACTTCCCACACGATGGCGTCGATCGTATTAGCCACATCGGAATAGTCGTCGGAGTTAAGTCGAAGACTGTTATTACTATCGAAGGCAACACGAGCGGAAGCGGCGATCAACGCAACGGCGGCATGGTAATGATTAAAGAGCGGGCATTCGGGAGCGGTAAAGAAGTCGTAGGGTTCGGACGTCCTAAGTTCGTGGCCTACGCTGGCGATTATCCGATCGTCGAACTACCTACTCAATCGGCAGCCAAGCCGAAGAAAGCGGAGAAAAAAGATGGAAAACTTAAAAGCATTACTAGCAAGCTGGGCGCGTAGCTTCTTAGCTGCGTCTATAGCTGTTTACATGGCGGGAGTGCAAGATCCTAAAGCTATCGGAATGGCTGGCGTAGCCGCTGTTCTGCCTGTCGTTCTACGCTGGCTTAATCCTAAAGATTCTGCTTTCGGGTTATCGGGGAAGTGACTCGGAAACCTATCGCGGTAGGTCTGGCCTTAGTCCTTTCGGTCAGCCTTACCGCGTGCGGTTATCAGGGTTGGACTCGCTATGAATGCCAAGAATACGAGAACTGGTCTAAGCCAGAATGCCAGAAGCCGCAGTGTATCCCTACTGGAACATGCACTAGCGACGTCCTTGGAGAAGAAGCTCCACAGCCCAGCCCGACGACGTAGCCCAGAAGACGTCCACGCAACTCTTATTCTTAATTCGGATTAGATCCATCTCCTCGGGAAGCCTATCTTGGCGTGAGAAGTTACATCGCTTACACGCAGCGACTAAGTTATCTGGCTCGTCTGTACCGCCCCTAGCTACTGGAATCACGTGGTCGCACGTAGTGGCTTCCATTCCACACCAGAAGCATTCGTAACCGTCTCTCTGGAGTATGCGTAGCCGTAGCTTCTTCCACTGTGTGGAATTAGACTTACGCTGGGAATGTAGCGTCATTAGTAGAAGCCCTTCTTCTCGTGGAATGCCCACGCCTTGCAGCTTGTCTCATAACGAATCGTAATGTATTTAAGACTAGCGTCTATCTGGCGATAAGGGTCTAAGTCTCTGTAATGCTTAGATCTCATCTGTCCCAGTCCGAAGTGGCTTCCGTTCTTAGCTGTGTAAGACCAGCGAGATTCCTTAGTTATGATCTTGTTAAAGCATTGGAACTCTTTATAGTTAAGGATTCGACTATGTGCGTAAAGCTTTAGATGATCTATTGAATAGCTCGTAGCTGTTGCTTCTGGAATGCTCGTTATTAAGAGCAGTGCCGAAATAGCATAGAGCTTGGCCGATAGCTGCATTCGCCTTAGCGAGCTATCCGCCTCAGCGGCTCGCTTTAAGCGATGACAGCGTACCGACGATGTCAAGTTTAACAATGTAATGAGCGTAGTCTTGGGCGTTGCGCACACCCTGTGCATAACTTCTGTGGATAACTTCATCGTGTAAACCTTACTAGCATAGACGGGAATGGCGCAGCTGTTGGCGAGTTACCGAACTTCAAGCGGCCTTTAATGAACTCGATGTCTCCTTGCATGCAGTCTTCATGAAACCATCGAGTATCCGTCCGAGATGGTAGAAGCATTACCACATTAGCTCCTTCTCTATAATGATTAAGAGCTGCTTTAGTCCAGTCTTTTATAACTCTTCCATAAGGTGGATTAAGCCAGACACTATCGCCGTCCCATTCGACAGTTAATCCGTCTCTTCTGGATTCGTCTTCGTGATCTAATCCGTACCACTTAGAGCAGAGATGATTCGCTTTACTAGCTGCCGCGTCGACGTCGAATCTATGCACTTCGTTTAGCTTGTCCCATAGATCTATCGGAGTGGCCCAGTTATCCGTCTGGCTTGGTGGCATGTAGCCCTTCATGGCTTACCGCCCCACCCTTTACCCTTAAACACTACGCCGCCAAGCGAGAAGATTCGCTTCATCGGGACAGTGCAGTTCGGACAGTAAGGGTCTCTAGCTAGTACGTCGTCTATAGATCGCTGCACTTCTAGCTCTTTACTACAGACTTCGCACCTGTATTCATAGACTGCCATCACTTGCTCCGATCATCGCTACCGTCATGTTCGAGCAGACGCAACACTGAATCGTCTTTACGTTAGACGGTAGGTTATCGGTCACTATGCGAATAATCTGCTCCGTCTCTTTATTACACACTCGGCACTTATAGCGCAGCTTGTCCATAATTAGATCCCTTCAAGTTCTCGATAGGCTGTAAGTTCTTCTGGTCTACCCACCAAGTAGGCTGCTTAGAGTTCTTATACTTAGGCCGCTTGGCCATGGCTACGGGAATCCAGCCCGCCAGTCTGTAGCTTGGTGATGTGCCAGTGACCAAGATAGCGACGTCCGTCGTTCTGTCGCTTTCGTTAATAATGAGCTGACCATTCTCGTAACGCGTCCACTTAACTTCGATAAAGCTTCCGACGTCTGCCGTCCGCTTAAATTGAGAAGCTCTTGGGTCGAAGTTCATGTAACCCAGATAGCGAGCGACCAAGATCTCGGCGACTATAGACTCGGCAACTTGCGCGACGTAATCGTGGAATCCTAATCGTCGGTCGTAGCGGCTACTATGATCTGGCTGTCCGTCTATCTGGGCGATACGTTCTAGAGCTACAGTATGAGCTAAGACTTTATCTTCTATCGAAGCTTTAAGCTTCATCTACACCCACCGCAGAACCAGAGAATCTTCTCTCCGCCATAACCCTTTTGATAACCAAAGTCGTCGAACTTAGCTATAGACGCGCACTTATCGCACTGCTCGACTTTATACTCGGCTACTAGTTCGCCGTTCTTCATGAGTTTACAGGTCATAAGACGCGGGTTAATTATCTCGATGTAGTCGCTCATACTTGCGGACTCCACTTACCCGTAGACGTTAGGACATACCAGAGCGGAGAACACTGTGTCGCCTTGGTCTTCTCGACGCAGAACCACCCGCCCCACGATTTTCCAGTCTTCGCTTCGCCAGTCTTAAAGATTCGATGGCCGTGGCTGCACTGTGGAGCTTCTGGAATTAACTCTCCGCCAAGCTGCTCTTTAATCTGATCTAGTGAAGTTCCGAGCGTTGGAATACCAGCTTCTTCGGCATCTTCGCGTGTCTTAAAGCTCGGCACGTCCCCGAACTTAGTCGTCCATGGATCGTAATCGTCGGCCGTTGAGTTAGCAACCTTCGCGCTAATCGTCTCGACCTTCTCCATGTCCTGCCGAGTTGGACGCTTGTCCGCTCCAAGTAGTAATCCGATAGCTCTACCGATGGCAGACGTGACAGTGTCCTCGACGAAGAACTTCTTCATGTTTACGTTATAAGTCGCTACGTTACCGAATGCGTAATCTGTAGCCGATGGATTAACGTCTTCGTATTCGCGGAAGATCTGAGCTTGGATTAAGACGAAGCCCTTTTCTGCATTGAAGTCGACGATGTTGGTCTGGACTCTAGCTGTAGGGTGTGTTAGCCATAGGCGCGCGATTCGAGCTGCGACGTCTTCGTAATTATCTAGGAAGCTCATTACTTCACTTCCCTAACTGCGTGACGGGCGATAGCGCGACCGCGCTTAAAGCCTTCCCGCTGGCCTTCTTTATAACCGACTGAATAACTCATAAGTGCCCATAGAATGGCTGCTATAGCCATAATAAAGAACAGTCCGATTTCGCTTGGCGTCATTACTTGCTCCCGATACTGGGAGCGACGTTCGCGCTCCCTATGTAAAGAGTGAAGCAAGAAGTCGACTAGGTCAAGATTCCCGCGTAGTTGTCGGCGTGTCGATTGGTGTTTTCGGCTTGGACTTTAATCCGTTACCCGCAAGAACTCCGCCCAGTGATCCAGTTAAGAAGATGGCTAACGTCTTTAATAAGTCTATGAATGCGGCGTCGTTAGGAGCTTGATTACCGATTGGCTGAGTTACGAAGATAAGTGCGTAAGTAATGCCAAGGGTAACGATTAAGAAGACAGCGGCTAAAGTAGATCCGATTATAAGAATAAGAGTTGCGTGGACGTCTTCTGGGCTACGTCGTCGGGCTGGGCTGTGGAGCTTCTTCTCCAAGGACGTCGCTAGTGCATGTTCCAGTAGGGATACACTGCGGCTTCTGGCATT